AAAACAGTTATTGATTCTATACGTTTAACAACTGATAATGTTTCATTACAATATACTGTATTCGCGGCATTGTATATTGCTTCAGGAACTAATGATGGTTTAACAGCTTTTGATAATAATTATTCAAATATTACTGTAGACCAATATTGGGGTGAAGCGTTTTCTAATAAATGGTTTAGTAATAAACAATATTTATGTGGTACAATAAATAGTGATAAATCAGAAAGACCTTATTTTTCTTTTTCTAATTTAGGTGAATGTGTGGGAATGTTATGTGATAGATGGTTACCTAAAATGGGGTTAATAACAAATATTAATACACCGGATGATATTGCTAAATTTTGGATATTATTCAATAATTCAAGTGTTGAAAGGGAGAACAATGTTTATACATCATATAATTCGGTTGATTTACAAAATTTGAAAGATAAAATAACAGAATCGTTCAAAATATTTAACCCAACAAGTGGTAATGTCACAAATACTCAACCTCCGGCAACAACAGTAGAATTTAATCCGTTTATTGAGAAAAGGACATTTGCGGGTACAAATGTTACTTCATTAACAGTGACGATAGATTCTTCTCAAGGTGCTTGGGAAATATTTTCAGCAAGATGGAATTATAAAATAACGGCGCCTTGTGCTGATGGTTCAGGAACTGATGTAGACCTTTCCGCTGGTAGTATAAGTTCAAATAAACAACAATATTTTGTTGATACAGAATCATTATTACAAGAATTTGAATGTGATAAAAAAGACTTCAAAGGAACTTATACTTTAACATTAAGATTATATGCAAATCCTATGACACCAGGTGGTCAACTTGACACAAATAGAAAACAATCTATTAAAAGGTTCTCATATGACTTTAAGTTTTAATTTTTCTTAACTAACAGATATTTATATATAAAAAGATTATGAACACAAAATTAATATTAGACAATTATTTAGGTAAAACCACAAGAAGCTCAGAGAAAGATTTGGGTAATGGTTCTAAACAAGTATGTGATTTAGATACAGGTGATTGTTACACTATCAGAATGAAAGATGGTTTAATAGAACGTGTGGATAACACAATGAATACAAATAAAAAAATACAAGTTGAGACATTAACAGGTGTAAAACAATTATTAAACGGATAATGAGAAAAATAGATAATAGAATTATAGAGGAGATTGCAAGATACAATTCTATCAATCAATATATTGTTGAACAAGATGCGACATTACCTCCACCACCGGCTGAAGACCCTAACGCTCTTCCACCGGCAGACCCGGCACTTGCACCACCTGTGGACCCTAATTTAGCTCCTCCGGCACCGGCAGCACCGGCAACAGGACAACCTGTTGATGTTGCTAATGACCCTGATGTTGAAAAACTTGGTGATGATGCAAAACCTGAAACTGCGGGCGGTTCTACAGAAGAATTAGATATTACTGACTTAGTTAAATCTCAGAAAAAAGTTGAGGAAAAACAAGAAGAATATTTTAATAACTTATTCCAACATTTAACTGATTTAGAAACTAAATTAGGTGAAATGGATGGTATTATGACTAAATTAAACGATTTAGAGGCTAAAGTTGAAAAATATAGAGATAAAACTCCTCAAGAAAAATTAGAGTTAAGAAGTTTAGACTCAGGACCTTTCAATCAAAAATTATCAGATTTCTTTGAAGATAAAGAAGAAGATATGGAAAAGTCCGGAAAAAATGAGTATATTTTAACTCAAGATGAGGTTGAAGATTTTTCACCTAACGACATTAAGAAAACATTTAGAAATTTTGAAGACTCAATTCCTTCAAAGGGAGGATTCCAAAAAATAGCATAAGATAAGACGGACTAAAAAAGTCCGTTTTATTTTCACAAAAAATTTGACAAACACACGGCTGACACTTATACTTTTATAAACACTTAAATATTTTATTACTATGGCGACAAATTCATTAGACGCAGTTTTGGCTCAATACGAGAAAGCAAAACAAGGTAGTTCTTCTTCTACCTCAAAATTTACACAAGAAGAAAGAATGAAAAAATACTTTGCAGCAATCCTTAACGATAAGGAGACACAAGGACAAAGAAGACTTAGAATCTTACCTACAACAGATGGTTCTTCACCATTCAAAGAGGTTTACTTCCACGAGATTCAAGTAGACGGAAAATTCCAAAAATTTTATGACCCGGGTAAAAACGACAACGAACGTTCACCTTTAACAGAGGTTTACGAAGAGTTACGTTCAACAGGTAAAGAGGCTGATAAAAAATTGGCATCAAATTACTTATCACGTAAATTCTATATTGTTAAAGTTATCGATAGAGATAACGAGGCCGACGGTGTTAAGTTTTGGAGATTCAAATCTAACTACAAAAATGAGGGTATCTATGACAAAATCATCCCTATCTACAGAAACAAAGGTGATATTGCTGACCCTGAAAAAGGTAGAGACCTTATCTTAGAATTAACTAAGGCAAAAACTCCAAAAGGCGCTTACTACACCGTAATTCAAACCGTTATGTATGATGATGCAACTCCTGTTCACGAGGACAAAGAAACTGCTGACTCTTGGATTAACGATGAGTTAACTTGGGAAGATGTTTATTCTAAAAAACCGGTTGAATATTTAGAGGCTATCGCAAGAGGTGAAACTCCAAAATGGAACTCTGAAAAAGGTGGTTACGATTATGGTAACTCTGATGAAGACGAAATGTCTTTTGGTGGGTCAAAACCATCAGCACCTGTTGATTCACAATCAGACTCTGAACCGGACGAAGATATGCCGTTCTAATCAAACAAAACTTAGACATATAATTTGGGCACTGAGATTACTCGGTGTCCAACTTGTCTAAACAAACTAAAAAATTAAATTAATTAGACATATGGCGATAAAAAAGAAAACATTCTCTATGGAGGATATTAAAGGTAAGTATTCCACTAAAACAAAATATAAAGACGAAAGTTATTATAATTGTGGTGAGGCTTTTATGGAGGCTTGTGGTTTACCTGGACCTATTATGGGAGGAATCAATATGTTTTTGGGACATTCAAACTCATCAAAAACAACTGCGATGATTTTAGCTGCGGCGGATGCTCAAAGAAGAGGTGATTTACCGGTTTTAATTATCACTGAAAAAAAATGGAGTTGGAAACACGCTGTTGAATTAGGTTTACAAGCAGAACAAGACGAGGATGGTAATTGGGATGGTCATTTTATTTTCAATGATAGTTTTGATTATATTGAACAATTGACTGACTATATGAATGATATCTTGGATGCACAAGAAAGTGGTGATATTCCTTATAACATTTTGTTCTGTTGGGATTCAGTTGGTTCAATTCCTTGTAAAATGACCTACGAAGGTAAGGGTGGTAAAATGCACAACGCGGCGGCACTTGCTGATACGATTGGTATGGGGATTCACTCAAGAATTTCTAAAACTAAAAAAGAAAGTGTTCCTTATTACGCAACTATGGTTGTTATCAATCAACCTTGGGTAGACCTTCCGGACAATCCTTTTGGACAACCTGAGATTAAAGCTAAAGGTGGTGAGGCGTTATGGTTGGCATCAAGTTTAGTATTCTTATTTGGTAATCAGAAGAAAGCGGGTATTAACCACATCACGGCAACCAAAGGTGGAAGAACTGTGGCTTACGCAACAAGAACTAAAATATCAGTATTGAAAAACCACGTTAATGGTATTTCATTCAAAGATGGTAAAATCATTGCGGTACCACAAGGGTATATTAAAGACGACAAATCGGCTTTAGAGAAATACAAAAAAGAATACTCTGAATTTTGGAATCAAATATTATCGGGTGATGGAGACATCGTCTATAAGGATATTGTAACAAAATCAGAAGAAGAGGACGAAGACTAGTACTAACGTAAACAAACAAAAAGTGGTTAAGACACTATTAGTGGATGGTAACAATTTAACAAAAATTGGATTCCACGGGGTTAAAGATTTTTTTAATAAAGGTAAACACATAGGTGCCGTATGGCACTTTGTGAATACCCTTCGTAGACTTATAGACGAAGAAAACTACGACAAAGTAGTTGTGTTTTGGGATGGGGATGATAACTCCCTAACCCGAAAAACATTATATCCCCAATATAAAGAAAAA